TACATGCACTTATTAAAGAACATGCAAAAAATAGGCATGTATTCTTTGTCTTTGGTGGCACCGATGTTGAAGTTCGGGAATCAGTTCGTGCAATTACTGAAAAGGAAAAAGACGCAATTATCGTGGCTTCTTATGGTACCTTTTCTACTGGCGTTAACATTCGCAACTTACACAATATTATTTTTGCTTCTCCTTCAAAGTCTAAAATTCGTAATCTTCAATCCATAGGAAGAGGATTAAGATTAGGAGACAACAAAGAAGAGGCAACTCTATTTGATATATCTGATGATTTTAGAATAGGCAAATTTACCAATTACACCTTGCATCATTTCGTGGAACGTGTTAAAATATACGATGATGAAAAATTCAATTACAAATTCTACAACATCAAAATTAAAAATGACTGATATAATCCAAAGCGTTAAGATAGTCCGTTTACAAAGCGGAGAAGATATCATTGCAAGTTTAATCCAAGATGATACTTCAGAAATGATTATGTTAGATAATCCTATGCATCTTATTTTTAAGAGAACATCTCAAGGTACAATGATGGTTATGTTACCATGGTTGCCAATTGAGTTGATTAAAGATAACATTGCAACCATCTATTCATCTGATGTATTGACAATTGTGGATCCAAAAGATGCACTTGTTGAGTATTACGGTAATATGATTAACACGCAACAGTTAAAAGATATGCGTGACAACACTATGGTAGAGAATCTAAAAGACGCTTTAGATAATAGTGAAGAAGAAGATGATTTTACCGAGGAAGAGAACGAAGAAACTCTGACTAAGGAAGAAGCGATGGAAATGATTCATCGTAAGAGAAGTAACAGGTTACATTAATTATTAATTTCAAACGGAACACCGACAGTATACGACATGTCAAGCCGTTTGTCAACAGCAGAAGAAGGCAAATATGAGTGAGAAGAAACCAAAACATTATGTGAATAACGCAGACTTTCTAGAGGCTCTTATAGAGTACAAGAAGAATTGTGTGATTGCCAAAGAAGAAGGTAAAGAGGACCCACAGATTCCAAATTATATTGGAGAGTGTTTTCTAAAGATTGCAGAGCACCTGTCTCGCAAACCTAACTTCTTTTCTTATTCTTTCCGAGATGAAATGATTTCAGACGGCATTGAAAACTGCCTAATGTATTTCCGTAACTTTGACCCAGACAAATCAAAGAACCCATTTGCATACTTTACCCAAATCATTTACTTTGCCTTTCTACGCCGTATTATGAAAGAGAAGAAACAACTCTATGTCAAATACAAGGCAACAGAACAATTTGGTATACTTGATGAGTTTGAAATGTATGAAGACTCTGAAGGCAACATGAAACAGTTTGAATTGTATGAGAACATTTCCGAATTCATTCAAAATTTTGAAGAAGGCAAGAAGAAAAAGAAAGAAGGCAAGTCAAAAGGCCTAGAAAAATTTATTGAAGAATTGCCTGAAGAACCATTGACAAACATCTAAAGTTGTGTTATTCTATTACAAGGAGTGCAAATGAATAAAGAAAAAATTGAACATCATATTTCACATTTACAAGAAAAGCACGATGAACTTGATGTCAGAATAACTAAGGCATTTGAAAGTCATGGTAATGAACACATCATTAAGGTGCTCAAGAAAGAAAAGTTGGCACTTAAAGATGAAATTGAAGGTTTCAAAAAACAAATAGCATGAAAATTTGTATACTAGGTGATACGCATTTTGGTATGCGTGGTGATTCGTTAGAGTTTCACCGTTACTATAAAAAATTCTATGATGAAGTATTCTTTCCGTATCTAATCGAAAATAAGATTGATACGGTTTTTCAGCTTGGTGATTTGTTTGACCGCAGGAAGTTTATCAACTTCAACTCATTGTATCTGTGTCGCAAATACTTCTTTGACAAACTCAGAGACAACAATATTTCACTTCACACATTACTAGGTAATCACGATGTGGCGTTTAAGAATACACTTGAGGTGAACTCAACCAGTTTGTTGTTACAAGAATATGAAAACATTAGAATCTATGATGATTTTGATACAGTATTCTTTGATGGTGTTGAAATTGATATTGTGCCTTGGCTTTGTACAGACAACCAAGATGAAATCTTTGCAAATATAAAATCAAGTAGAAGTCAAATTTGTTTTGGTCACTTTGAGATTGATGGGTTTGAGATGGACCGAGGTAATGTTTGCCACGGTGGTATTGACAAACAACCATTAAACAAGTATGATATCGTATTGACAGGACATTTCCATCACAAATCAGATGATGGTCATATCTATTTTGTTGGCACACCAGGCGAGATGACTTGGGCTGACTATAATGACCCAAGAGGTTTTCATACCTTTGATACAAGTACCCGTGAACTTGAATTCATACAGAATCCATACCGCATGTTCCATAAGTTATCTTATGATGATGCGGTAACTGACTTTGAATTTTGGAAGTCATTTGATTATAATGCATTGAAAGAAACATATGTAAAGGTGATTGTTGTTAACAAACAAAACCCTTACTTGTTTGATACTGTGGTTGATAACTTGTACAAAGCAGGTGTGTCAGACATATCAATCGTTGAAGACTTTACAGATATCGTTATTGAAAACGACCAAGAACTTATTGACCAAGCAGAAGACACGATGACAATACTTGGAAAATATATTGATAATTTGACTTTGAATGTTGAGAGTGATAAACTAAAATCTCTGATGAGAGAACTCTACATTGAGGCATTGAATACAGAAACTACTGAATGATAACTTTTCGTTATGTGCGTTGGAAGAACTTACTTTCAACTGGCAATTACTTTACTGAAATAAAATTAGATACTAACACCAACACACTTGTTGTTGGTGAGAATGGTTCTGGCAAATCAACAATGCTTGATGCATTGTGTTTTGGTTTGTTCGGTAAGGCCTTTCGTAATGTCAACAAACCAAACCTACTAAATTCAATCAACAGTAAAGACTGTATTGTTGAAGTCGAATTTACAACCAATAACAAAGCATACAAGATTATTCGTGGTATCAAACCTAACAAGTTTGAAATCTATTGTGATGGTGAGCTATTGAATCAAGATGCAGCTGCAAGAGACTACCAAGAATACCTTGAGAAGTTTATTCTGAAACTGAATTACAAATCATTTACACAAATTGTAATTCTTGGTTCTGCATCATTTGTTCCTTTCATGCAATTGTCTGCATCAGACCGCAGAGCAATTATTGAAGACTTGTTAGACATTCAAATCTTTTCGACCATGAATGGTTTGTTGAAAGATAGGTTGTCTAATAATAAAGATGTGATGATTCAAAAGAAATCTGAAATTGAATTGACACAACAACGATATGATTTACAAGATAAACATATCAAAGGTTTGAAACAAAACAATGAAGACAAGGTGAATGAATATGTTAGTGAGATACGAATCAATACGAGTACCATACAAACCTTACATGGTGAAATTGCTAACCTCTCCTCACAAGTCGAAACGCATCAAAACATGGTGGCAGAAAAGACTTTGGTTGAGAATAAGGTCAAACAACTTACAAAAATTGAATCTCAGATTGAAAGCAACATATCCAAATTTCGAAAGGATATCAGTTTCTTTGAGCACAATGATGATTGTCCAACGTGCAGGCAGGCCATTGCCTCCGAGTTTAAGGAAACGGAGTTACAAACTCTGCAAACCAAGGCTCAAGAATGTGAACACGGCCTAACGCAATTAGAAGTTAAGTTGTTGGCAGAACAAACTAAACTGAATGAAATAACTGAAATTCAAAAACGAATTCAGGCATTACAGATTGAGATTGCAACCAAGAACACTTCTATCATTGAAACAAACAAATACATTGCTAAGTTAGAAAAATTAATTGAAGAATTAAAAACAAACAAGGCATCAACAGAGATAGAAGAACTGGAATTAAAGACCTTAAATGATACATTAACTGAGTTAAAGAGTAATTTAAGAACTCTTATTGATGAGAAGGCATACTATGAAGTTGCCTCTGGTCTGTTGAAAGATACTGGTATCAAAACAAAAATTATCAAACAGTATTTACCAATCATCAACAAATTGGTGAACAAGTATCTTGCATCATTAGATTTCTTTGTGAACTTCAACCTTGATGAATCATTCAAAGAAACAATCAAGTCAAGGCACCGTGATGATTTCACCTACAACAATTTTAGTGAAGGTGAAAAACAACGAATTGATATGGCATTGATGTTGACATGGCGTGCTGTTGCCAAGTTAAAGAATTCATCTAATACCAATCTGTTGATACTTGATGAAGTGTTTGATTCAAGCCTTGACACAAATGGTACAGAAGAACTAATGAAGATTCTCCATATGCTTGAAGGTGTTAACCTGTTTGTGATATCACACAAAGGTGATATTCTTGTTGATAAGTTTGCCAATGTGATTCGTTTTGAAAAGGTAAATAACTTTAGTAGGATAATGAAATGAGAGAGTTGAGTAATTATTACGGTGACAATAACAATAGAATGGCAACAGTATACAGGGATAAAGATGGATACTTTGCCACAGTAAAGAGTGCAACTGGTGTATACTACACGGCCAGGTTTGAAACAGAAGAAGATGCAGAAACATATTCAGAAGATTGGGTAAACAAAGATGAGTGATATTTTAACAATTGATACCGCAGTTGCGGCAGGTGTAAAACAACCTGAACCACAGGTCGAACCATTACAAGTGTTTGACGATAAACTTCCGATGTTATCAGAAGTTATGCCTGAATTTGTTGGTGTTTTGCCAAACGCAAGCATGACAATGTTGACTAAACGATTGAAGATGACTATGAAACTTTATAGTGGATTAGGTTTGTCTGCCAATCAATGTGCGATTAGAGAACGTGTGTTTGTTATTGGTACAGACCAATTTCAAATGGCATGTATCAACCCGAAAGTACTTGCTGTATCAGAAGAACTTGTAAAAGATACTGAAGGCTGTCTTTCGTTCCCTGCTTTCTTTATTAACTTCCCACGACCAAAGTGGGTTGAAGTTGAATTTACAGATGAAAATGGTGAGAGAAAACAAGTAAAACTTGATGGTCTTACCGCAAGATGCTTTCTACATGAACTCGACCATTTGAATGGTGTTAAGTTTACCAGTTATGTTGGTGCTGCATCTATCTTACAAGCAAAACGTAAGCAAGAAAAATTGATTAAGAAAATTGTAAGAAGAAAAAAATGAAAAAAGTTGATGATGTAGAGGTGCAATGGGCTAAGTTTCTTGAGGAGAATCCTGAAGATAAAATGCCTGTGATTGACGAAAATCTTTTGCGTGAACGTATGATTAAAGAATTGACATATGTTTCCGCAATGGATGTTAAAGAGTATACACTCTACCAGAAATGGCATGAAATCAAGTCTAAGTTTCCTACTGAAACTGTTAACACACTTTTTGGTGATGAAGAAACATTTTTGGCTGACCCTGTGCA